GTGTTAAAAAATGATTTAATTGAGAATTCAAGGCCACGTTTATACGCCAGGTTGGCAGCATATTCGAATGTGTTTATTTCATGGGCTAATCCCATATCAATGGCGGCAGCTGCATGGTACATTTTGCCGGTAAATACGTCGGAAGAAAGATCAATGCCTAAATTTTCGTGAATGGCATTATGAAAAAAGTCATTCACAAAATCGAGGTTGGCAATAATAGGAGCGGTACGGTCGCTCAGTTCCAGGGCTGTATCCAGGAATGTGCGGTACTCACCGTTTTTACCGGTGGATTTGGTAGCGTACAGATCCATTTTGTCGATACCAAGTTTATCCCGGAACATGCGTGTAAAATCCATCATGGATGTCATTACACCGATGGATCCAACCCGGTCGAGCGGAGAGCTCAGGATAATGCGGTCGGTTGCAGAAATAAGCCACATGCCGGCACTGGCTGCCATGTTCAGTGCAAAAGTTATTTTTGGCTTTTGCATGTTAGCGATGGCAGTGGCGGCGATATCGGTATAGAATACCATCCCGCCCGGTGTATTCACCAGGAACAAAACAGCAATAACATTCGGGTTGCTTTCGGCCAGGCCGATCAGGCGTACAAGCTCCATCGTTCTCCAGCTGAAGATCTCATCCTGGATAGGAATGATGGCTACTGAATTTTCAGGAGCCGTGTTATCCATCAGGTCCCATCGGTCAGCCGTATTCAGCTGTCCATCTTTGGCACCGATAACGTAAGCTTTCTGCCTGGCTTTCTCGTACGCTTCAAAATCAAATTTCTGACCGCTTAACAAAGCAAGGGCCAGAGGGATATAATTGTCAACAACTTCACGGGCTATCAGGTACCGGCCGTTAATAATTTGGGATATGTAATCTATCACAGCTTTAGCTTAAAGCTGCAATATTAATTAGCCGTTCAGGCTAAGGAAAGGACTGTAAAAAGGCTTATTCCGTCAGAAAGCGGGCACGTTCGTCGCTTTCGCAGCCTATGGTGATGGTAGTGCCGGTTGCTTCGTCGGATGCGGGTAATTGAATAAGTTTAGCCGGAACGTCCAGATTACCTATAACCTGTATCAATCCGTGCTGATAGGTAATTTTATAAATGGCTTTCTTGCGCTCAAGAAACAATAACTGATTGTGCGTATCAATTTCCAGACCAGGATAATACAAGGTAAGCTTTGGTTTGTAAAGCAATCCGGCACCCGACAGCTCCGAAGGCTCACTAAACGTATGCGATGATGGCGTTCCGTATATCGGTGTGAATGCACTGCCGACTTTCATCGTTATCCTTACCTGGTTAAGCTCCACGTTTTCCATTGCCTGGATGCTTTCCGGAAAAGCATAT